AGTAAAGGAAGGCGCAGATGTTTTTTCAGTTCTATCATAATCTAGTTTCAATTTATCGAACACTTGTGCGATCGATCGTGCAGCCCATATTTGAGTATCTACTCCTGTTTCTTTTTTTACTTGTTGGATTAACATGGCTTCTTGTTGCGCTAGCTCTTGCTTCATTGTATGAGCTTTTTGAACGTCCACTCGAACCCCACGAAATCTCATCGCTACCAGACACGGAAAAAGTTCCGTTTCCAGATCAAAAATAGATTGTATATCTTGGTGTAAAATTTCTTTCTTTAGCTCTTGCCAAAGTTCTAACGTTATCTCAGCATCTTTTTCTGCGTATGCTCCAACATAAATGGCAGGTAGTTTATACATTTCTGCCTTGGCGTCAACACCCCAATCTTTTGCAGCTGCATATAAATCTGTTTCATTTTTACCTTTACCAGTGTATCGTTTAGCACAGTTGTTTAAGTCATAGCGCATTTGATTTTCATCAACAAGGGCCGATGCAATCATCGTGTCTACAATTTTACCGCTGATACTTAAACCTAGCGCTTGAATCCAGCACACGTCATACATGGCGTTGTGAAATATTTTTACAGCTGGTGTATCTAATACACCTTGAAACCATTTTAAAACTTTCTTACGGTCCATATTACCACCGCCTTCGTGAGCAATTGGATAATATCCTGACCAACCTGGTACAGCTACAGCAATTCCTGTAACATCTCCTTTACCAACTACAGATCCTGACCCCATCTTCATTAGGTCTGGGTCTTTAGTTTCTAAGTCAATTGCAATCTCATCGTACTTAGATAAGTCTGGAAAATTTTCTGGTGGTAGCCACTCAGTCTGTGGTTTAAATAGAGGTATCTGCATCGTAATCCCTTTCCATAATCATTTCTAAAAAATGTATTGCTTTCAAAATATCTTGTTTCTTTCCTTTTAGCCGGTGACGACAAATATATTTTATAGCGCATCCTTCCGGAAATAGCAACTCATTCTCTACGACAAACTTGCTTGGTTGAATTTTAAATTTTTGATAGTGGGATCCACCGTGTTGTTTATCCCAAACGCTTTTCTTTTTCATATTATGTATCCCTTCTCATATTTTTTTGGTTCTATTATATGTAAGTTTTCTTTTGTTCTTGTTGCACCAACATAGAACAATCTGTTTTCATCATCTGGATCTCTTTCATAACCTTTCATAGTGTTTTGTGTTAGATCCGTTAATAACACTACGTTTTCTGCTTCTCCACCTTTGGCTCCGTGTATAGTAGATAATTCTATTCTTGGTTTTTTATTTAATTCTTCTCCATTCTTTCTCATCTTTCTTAAATAATCTACTTTAGTTTGTCCGGCATCATCAAATGCTTCATACCAAACTGTTTTAACTTGTAGACCATAATCTTTTACTAATTGATCCATGTTATAAAAAGATTCTTTAGCCATACCTTTTATTTTTTTCTTGTGCCAGTGTTTAGGTCCCATGTATTTAGCTATACTTTCTATTTGTTTAAAGTTTACTAACTGTCCTTTTCTTAAATTCTCCCACGCTGTGGCTGCTTCGTGTAAATCTTTTTCTGTGCCTCTTCGATATTTAGATAAATAATAAAGTCCACGATGATATAAAGATTCTTCTACATCTTTTAATAAATGTTTAGTTCTTGCTAATACTAACCACTCACCTTTTGACATATCAATAGTGTCAGTATTGTAATGTCTATGTAAACTTCCTTGTACAGTTTTTGGTTGCCATGTTTTATCTATTCGGTTTCTAATTCTATTAATAATACCCATAGCTATACCATGTACTTTAGCCGGTATTCGAAATGATTGTGTTAGTGGTAAGTATTGTCCTTCTAATGCTATAAAAGAATCTACGTCTGCACCAGCCCATTTGTATATTGCCTGGTCATCATCACCTGCAATAAAAGAATCTGTTGTTTTATTCCATATTGTTTTTGCCATATCCCATTGCATTAAAGATAAGTCCTGTGCTTCATCAATAAATACAACATCAAATTTTGGGGACTTGTCAGATTTAGTAAACTCTGTAATCATGTCATTAAAATCTATTAAGTTATATTCTTTTTTGTATCTTATTAATTCGTTAGCTATAATTCTGAGTGTACTTCGTTCCAGGTCCTGTGTATGTTCATTTAAATCAAATTGTTGTTCTGGTGTAAGATTTCTAAGTTGCGCCAGCTGTATAATTCTTAGGTACTCACTATCAGAATTAAATGCACTACCCTGATCTTCTTGGTAATCTGCATAGGTTACAGGAAAACCTAGTTTCTTTCCTAAATCTTTATAGTGTCTTTGTTGCATAACTTGATCTTTTTTTATTCCAAGTTTTCTAAATGCTAGTGAGTGTAAAGTTCTAAAGTATGGAAGATCATCTTCTGTTAAATTAAATTTTTTAATTGCTCTGTCTCTTGCTTCGTAAGCAGCTTTCTGTGTAAATGCAAAGTACCCAACTTTATCTGGATCAGTTTGTTTTAAATAGTCATCTACTTTGTTAAGTAAGGTTGTAGTCTTTCCTGTGCCTGGTGGTCCTAATACAATTGTTCTCACAGCATACCTACTAACCACACAGCTATACATATAACAGTTATTAATGCTATATCATCTCTCATTAATATGGATCCTTTGGTTTTAATTCTTTTTGTGTGTATTCATCTGTTTTTTTATCAAACTGTTTAACAACAAACACAGAAATTCTTTCTTTACCAATACGTTTATCCTCACAATTACAAGTTTCCTTTAACATCTGCGCTGTACGTTGATAGTTTATATCCCAACGTTTTCTAATTAAGAATTGATTATAAAATTTATCAAATATAAAATGATGATAACCATCTTTAGTTAATACACCACCCCGTTTTAAATCTTTTATATCAGAACCTATATGTCTATCTAAACAAAACTCTTCTAAATGATTTTTTAATTGATCTTGTGTAGCTACACCTTCCGGTGGATCTATTGGTTCGTGGTTCTTCATTAGTGGGTTTATTATCATGTCCCAATCTTTTGGTTTTACTGTTGGGGGTTTAAAATCTAATTGCTCCATACATGCTTCCTGGAATAAACTTTGTTGTTTTAAAAATTTTACGTTTTCTAAATGTAATCTTTCTCCATCAACATTAAGATAATAATATGGCTTTTCTAATTTAATTTTTTGTAAGTCAGTTAGTGCAGGAAATACTATTTCTTCGCCAATACCAAACTTTCTTTCTCTACATAATTTTTTATCACACAAATTACACATTGGAGTATCATTACATTTATAACCCCATTCTTTTTTATCGTGTTGACGTTTAATTATTTCTACTTCAGACTCACTAAGTGGTACAGTAGACGCTGTTGCATTAAATAAAGTCATCTTACTCTTCCATTCTGCCGGCCATTTCTTTTTAGCATACACACCAAAATGAAACATAGAATTATTTCTACCACCTTCTGGAATTTTATTTATTGCCATAAGTTCTATACATGGTGGTGCATCATCGTATTCAGACTTAGGTCTTTCTATTTTTACAAAATCTAAATCATATTGTTTTATTTCTTCATAAATTTTATAAAATTCTTCTAAAGTTGCTGCTTCCCCATCTTCTTTAAATGCGTAACGCGTAGTTTGATCACCATTAAAGTATGGTAAGTTTAAAAAGTTTCCTGTGTCATCTGCTGATTTTAATTGAATTTGTTTTGGAAAGACTTCTGATCCGCCGTATCCTAGTAATGTTTTTATCTCCGTTAGTTTATCTCTCATTCTTTCTGCTGCTACCGGTTCTGCGGAGAAGAGAAAGACATGGGCTCCTCCGCTCTTTGACCTACAAACAGCCAAAGGCAGTTTAAATTGTTTTATTTTATCTATTAATTTTTTATGATCAAACCCTGCATATGAATCTATATCTACACATCCCCATACACATTGATTATCTTCATTAATTGGTATGATACCTAGACTCTGCGTACCATTTAAATGCATAGTCCACAGTTCTTCAGTCACTGGTTGACGTACTACGAATGATTGTCCCTTTAGCTTAACACCATTTTCTGCTGGTGCTGTAACTTTGGTACAACCATGCGCACGCTCCAATCCTTTAAATATTTTTTCAAACATAATTTTTAATGGGCGCTTCCACTCTCGCTTTCACGCCCACTACCTAGGATTCGATTAGTATGGTGATGCTTCTTTAGTATCTTCTGATCCGTGTTTAACCTGCACTTCATCTTTGCCGACACTTTGAGCAAAAGCTTTTGCCATTTCGTAGACACCCTTGTCTTCGACTGGTCCTGCTTTTTCTACTTCCCATCCAAACCATGTTCCTTTGTCATTAGACATTTGAACAGTAGATAGATTATAAATGTGGCTGTATGTTGGCGGTGTAAACAAACCATTTTTACCTTGTAGCTTGATCCCCATCATCAATGAATTCCATTTTCTACTAACTTTAAGTTGAGTAGATTTCATAGAAATCAAAGCTGTTGATGGACTCTTACCAAGAGTCAATACAAAATGACTTGCAGTGTTATCAAGATAATTACCGTTTGGTAATCTATCTTTGTAGTCTTTACCTCTAGTGGTTTGACTAACGATATCACTATCTGCACTGTGAATTGCAACAGGTGCACCTGAACTGGTACCTCTGTCTTGCCATTCGATGTATTGTCTTTTGTAATGACAAGGTACAACACTAATTTTATCAAACAATTCGTTTGTGACAGTGTTGATTATTTTGCCAGGCTCTGCGCCTTCGACATATTTACCATCTCTTTTATTTACTTCCGGAGATAGTTGTCCCAAAATTTTTAGGAAAGGTAACGCAAGATCTTCCTGCGCTATATTTTGAGCACCTTGATTTGCATCAGCTTCAAACATATTGACTGCTAATGCTCCTTCTTTTTTCTCTGTTACTTGGTTCATTTTTATTTGTTCCTTTTTATTGTTGTTTTATTTCCAACAAATATGTTGAAAATTTCCGTTGGCATTGTTTTACCTGCCTCTAAACGCTCACGGACTAGCGCTTTAAGAGTCATGGGCTCAACCTTCAACTTTTGTGTCGGTTGAAACCCACGTTCCTCTGCAAGAGCAGCATAATCAGCTGCCTTGTTATCCTCGTTACGACCGAATGATACGGATATCTCATTTTTGATTATATCACCCAAGCCATTTTCACGAAGCCAGTTAAATGCTTTCTCCCTGTTTGCAACAGAAATATTTGCACTATAATTCGGTTTAACATCTACTGTCGAACCATCTATTAGTTTAAGATGTGATAGCCCCATCTCAGACATCATAGTTGGAATTACTTCTCCAGAAATGTGTTCATGTTTTTGTTTTAATAATTTAAGTCGTGATTCTGCATCTTCTATTTCAGAAGACACCCCTTCTAATCTTTCTACTTGATCAGCTAAAGATTGTAAGCTGGTTGTTTTTTGCAAAACATTTTCTTGGTCTTGTTCAAAGTCAATACTACTCATCTATTTTTCCTTTCTCGTATAAATCTATTGCAATGGTATAATATTTTCTTTCTTGTTTATCCCATTTTAATAAGTTGTATTTGCCGTTAGTTATATCAGAAACTATAGAACACGCGACTCCTATTATTGCAGGATCACCTGTTAATAATAAATAATCTTTAGTTCTATAATTTGCTAATGCTTTTCTTAATTTAAAAATAAGTGGTCCTGGTGAAAAAATTATTTGTGAAAGTTCTGGTAATAAAAATTTAAACTTTCCATAATTTGCTGCACCCATAATATTAATTTTAGGGCGACCTTCTGCAGTTCCTGGAATTTCTTGAATTACATAAACTGCTGGTGCTTCGTCATTTTTAATATCTCCGTACCTAATTACTTTTTCTTTCATGCTTGACAATATAGGTCTTGTTCATTATATTGTCAAGTAGAAAGAAGAAAACTATGAACTATAAATTTAAAACAAAACCGTACAAGCATCAAATGACTGCTTTAGAAAAGTCATGGAACAGAGAAACTTTTGCCTATTTTATGGAAATGGGCACAGGTAAAACAAAAGTATTAATAGACAATTTAGCTATGCTTTATGATAAAGGCAAAGTTAATGGTGCTTTAATTATTGCACCTAAAGGTGTTGTAGGAACTTGGTATAATAA